CCGGGGTATTGATCCACTCGTTGTCCCCGCGCTTCCACTGCGCCTGGTAGGCAACCACATCGGCCTGAGGTTTGCCGTTCTTATCCAGAGGCGCGTCCCATGTTGCCACCAGTGTGGCCACGCGCTGCCCCTGTCGAACGGTATCATAGCCAGAGATCGTGACGTTACCCGGTTGCGCCACCAGCCCGGTGGGGATAAGGCTAATCGGCGGAATGTCCAGCCGCGCATTATTATCCACGGCATCATATTTCGAGGTGTTGTACTCAGCGCCGGTAATGGTGAAGGTGTTTTCCTCGTCATTGTACCTGAGGTTGGTCACCCGGAAATACTGCAGACGCAGCTGCCCGGCATCGATGACAAAGACCGCATCCGGCGCGGGCGTTGCCACAAACGGCGTGGCCACAATCAGCTGGCTGCCGTTTACTGCCTGGATAATGCGACTCTCCATGGTGCCGCCCTGCGTGCGGATCATCAGCGTATCACCGGGTACCGCGCTGGTGCCCCGGTCAGTGGTGACCGCCCGGATGGAGGCGTCATAATCCGTTATGCGCCCGCCGTATACCCGGCCAGACACGCGTTCATCTGCAAAGGCGAACACGGTACCGGGCATAAAGGCGACGCCGTCCAGTCCCGTCTGCACGGTTATGATGCGGTCAAGATAGTTGGAATATACTGCCCAGCCACCGCGCCGCTGCGCCTCGCTCTCGCGTGTGCAGCCGATGGCCGTTATTTGCGTCTGCTTAAACTTGAACTGCTTCACCAGGTCAGGAAACATCACCGCCGTGGTGCGGTCCTGATAGTGATTATCCGGGTCGCTGAAGTTAATCAGCGCGCTGGAATAGCGGTTCTTCTCGCTGCCGCTGGAGTACGTGGGTTTATCCACCACCGAGGCGCGGGTGAGGATCTGCAGCTTCGAGGTATCGACTGGCATATCAGAGACAACGTTGAACATATTGTTGCCCCAGAACGTCATACCATTGAAACCGGCGGCAATATCCTTGATCACCTGCCAGGCATCGGCCTGAGACTGGATGTAGATATCGAACATGAAGCGCGGCTCTGTGCCGCTGCCGCCTTTACCATCAGGCACCAGCTGATCGCAGCGTTGCGCGATCCTGTATAACTCCCATTTATCCAGCATGTCCGGCGTTACTCGGCGGCCAAGCCCGAAACGCGGCTCGGTCAGAACATCAAACCAGATCCACGCTGGGTTATTCGACCAGCCCCACTTAAATGTGCCATCCCATGTGCCGGTGTAAGTTCGCGCTATCGGATCGTAGTTCGAGGGAATGCGAATAATGCGGCCCTTCGGCTTACAGGAGATTTTCGGGATGCTGTTGAACGATTTAGCATTAAACGACACGTACAGCAGCGCAGTATGCGGGTAGCGCAGGCGGGCATCAATCACCTCAGTAATGGCCTGCACCTGCGTCTTGTTCTGCAGCAGCTGGCTGGTGCTGTCGGCGGTGTCACGCACGACACGGATCTGCCAGCCTGTACTGGCCTTGGGCAGGTTGATGCGGTGAGTGAGCTCATACAGGGAGCTGAGCTTTTCGGTCACCGTCTTGGTCATGACCGTTTCATATGAGCCACCGTTAGTGGCCACATCGATATGATACGTCACGGAGGTGCCGACAATATCGCCGTCGTTTTCCTGCTGTTGCAGGCCGGAGATGCCGATCCGGACCAGCACGGCATCGATCTGCGTATTGCTTAATGCGCGCGTCCAGGGCGCGGCGTTCGTCAGCGATATGCCAATGGTGGTTTCGTTCTCCACCGCCGGGAAGCCGGGGATAGGATCCTGCATCTGGGTACCCGGCCGAAAGTCCCAGGTAAAGTTTTCAAAGTTCTTTGTGCCGTCAGCGTTGCCAACAGGAGTGCCGTCAGCAAATACCGTCAGATCGGTCAGCCCACCAGCAAACTCCCCCTCACCCAGTGCCAGCAGCATACGACAACGCGCCATCGACTGGGCGCTGTCAGGCTGTTCTACAGGCGTGTGTTGCTTTTTACCGCCACCCTTCGCACCAGTGATCGTTGCCATATTGCGTCCATAAAAAAACCCGCCGAAGCGGGTTGTGATTTTTAGATAATAAAAACCCGCTTTTAAGCGGGTCGGTGTTAGTTCAGCGTTGTGGGTTTTACGTCCATATTTCCATTCCCATCAGTGAAAATTCTAACCGTCTTACTCTCACCTTGTTTTAAGGTAATAAATCTTTCTTGCCGATCATTCGAAGCGCCGCATAGCCCTTGCCCCTCAAGATTCGTTCCTATAACCCACTCACCAGCTGGAAGATAAAAAGTTGCTTTTTCCTTGGTGTCCAACCGGGCTGCTCGATCGCCATTAATGTAAAGTGTCGCGTAACATGCGCTTCCTACCATGCCCGCATCGCGGACAACAGTAAGGCGGCCATCTTTATCAGACGCACTTTGATATTTTAAAAGGCGATTAGTTGGGACCGGAGTTGCTTCATTAGGCGCAACCACAGAAGAAGCGCACCCAGATATCCCCAGAAAGGTAACCAACAAAAATATTCTTTTCATTTTCATAGTCTCAGAACTTCAGGCAGATTAAATCTTATCACTGAGAAGCTCGAATGCCAGAATTTTGGGCAAGATAGAGATTTCAAATATCTTCGGCCACAATACCTGCGCTGATGATGGCCCCACCGATCTCACGTTCACCATAAAGCACCGGCACGGGATTTCCCATAGCTATGGTGTTAACCGCTCCTCCGAATGCGTAAGATGGTTTGTTATCGGGATCTTCTCGACTATGAAGGCCTTTAGGTTGAGGAGATAGCATCTGGAAAATACCCCCTGCCGTCATGCTGATCCCTGCAGAAACCAAGTAAGGGGTTGCCGCTGCAAATGGTGTGAAGCTCAGTGCCACGCCAGCAATAACTAAAACAGCGCCGAGAATGGTCTGGAACATCCCGGCCTTTTTAGCGCCCTCCATTACTGGCGCAATGCGGATGTCGTTATTGCCGCCCAAGTTCTGATAGTCCTCTACTCCGATGTTGCGTTTGCCCCGAAACACGGCGAAGACCATGCCATTTTTCTTGGCGTTCATCAGGTACTCTTCGAGGCCGTCAAAGTTGACGCACAGAGCTTTTACAGCTTCGGCTGAGGTCTGGACCGCCAGGCGGTGAACGCGGCCAAACCGCGCGCCGAGAGCGCCATACAGGCGAATAGTGGTTAAACGCGCCATGGTTTGATTTCCTTCGGTAAGTTTTTATGGCGGACGCATATCATTGTCCGATCTTTGAAGTAACCACGAGCATATGGCGTGGTGCATGAATGGTGTCCATAAAGGTGATGGAGTAACTCACCGTCTTCAGTAATGATCCCGGCATGATTCCACTTATCAGCCTGCACCTGCATGATGACCATGCAGCCAGGAACCGGGTCGCACTCAACGAAACCCTCTTTCTCCCAGTTGTCGAAATAAAGGTTGTCCGAGAACTGGCTCTCCCACCACGGGTAATCCACACGGAAATCACTGAGCGTAACACCCTGCGTGGCGTGCCAGTCCATTATCAGGCCCCAGCAGTCATGCGAACCCAGAATAAACGGGCGTCCGATCAGCGGTATCGCTTCGGGCGTTATCTCGGCGTACTCGTCGCTGTCAGGTGCATAGATGCCCCACACCACGCCAGAGTTAGTGCACTGCTGCCGATCAAGATCTGAAGGTATGGGCCGGGCACCATCGCCCGGGTGCGAATGAATGACGCGGATAATCGTGCCGGTATCTTCGGCATTCGCCCAGTGCTCGCCGTCGATGCGGAAATGATCTGTCGGGTTTTCGTGGCTGTTTGGTACGGGCACATAGCGCTGGCGGCAGCCCGCCTGAATAACGAAGCCACAGCACTCGCGCGGCGACTCCTCCAGCGCGTGAGCCCGGATTGCTGCCATTATCGTTTTGTTCATGGGGAAACCTTATCGGGAGATCAGAACCGTGCTCGGATAGCCACCGAAATCGAGGATGGCGGTATCGGGTTCGGCCAGGCCAGCGCCGAATCGTTTACGGCAGTCGCTCAGGCAGCCGCCGCACGCGTCCAGCGCCAGATCAAAAACAGGATTGCCTTTGGCGTCGAAATACGCAGTGCCGTTGTAAGTGCAGCCATCGCCGCTACGGTACTGCCCGCGCATCGCCCACTCGCAAAGAGAAGTGATCTGCCGGGTAGGAATAACCAGCCCCTGCAGGTCCGCCGGGCTGCTCATCGACCATGCGACCGTTTCGTCGTGCTCTGCCGTTTTTGTATCAAGCCAGAAGGTCTGGAGAGAGAACATCGTCGGGTCAGCAGTCGGATTCACTCCGCCCGGGAAGTTGTCCGCATCGAGATAGAGGGCATAGGTGTCGATAATGCTCACCTTAGCATTGACCATATCCCGGAACTGCAGGCACAGCGCTGTGATATGTCCGTCTAGGTTCGACACACTAAGATCCGGCTCTGCCGCCTGGTCTGTTGAAAGCTCAAGGCCGGACATCTGAAACGGCCAGAACTCATAGACCTCCCCGTCCCAGATAATGGGCTTCGGCCCGAGCTTGTCTTCGTCACCGTTTGCCGCGTCGATTTCCTCGGGGGTGTGAGGGAACGGGCTGTAATGGAAACGATGGATCCCACCGCTAAATTCTGACGCATCCACTTTGATTAATCGCACCCTGCCGCCGGGTGCCAGTTTTGCAGCCTGATCGACAAGAGCCATTATGCGTAAACTCCGTAAGCCCGCTTGATGGTGAACGTCAGTTCAGCAGCATTACTGCTGATCAGGTTTTTTCGCACTGAGTTAGCCACGACGCGATAAAGACCT